TGTGTCTCCTGTGAATCCTACGGGAGTGCTTAATGTTAAATCAGAATGAGTTTTGTATGCCTCTTTTTGTATTTCTGTGGCAACCTTCTGGTCTATTTTTCTTGCTCGGCTCTTCAAAGATCGTTGAAGGCTCCTGATATTATGGGTGATGTCTATCATCCCCTTAGATAGCTGATCGTCTGTATTCTTTAAGGAGCGTAAATGCCTCTTCTGGGATGCTTCTTACTGGAATGGGTGTTCCTTCCCCGAAAGGATCCATCTCCTCGTTTTCGTCTGTTAGCGTGGCAGCAATGATAGTTGTAGCTCTACGTATTGCTGTTGGAAAATTAGGGTCTGTGGGGGGTTGGTCGTTTGACGTTATTGTGTAGCCGAACGTTCCTTTTATAGCAATGTCTAGCTCATCGTTGAACTGATAGGTATTTCTGCTTATGATCCTCCACGGAGAAAGACTGTTTTTTCTGAGTCTTATTCTGCCGTCACTCATTCCTGTGTATGAGTCAGTTTCTAAGACCGAGTCTTCCTGCTTAACCTCTGTAAGATTTATTATCGGCCAAGGCAAATAGATGATATCTGGCGTTATATCCCTGTAATCTACTATGAAAGCAGATGAAGTGTAATCTTGAAACCAAAAACTTCTACGGCAATGTTGGTCTACAAACCTACTTGCATGATTGATTGCGTCATCGCACAAGTGCGTGATGTCGTTATCACGTGTGTAGCTTTTGACGTCCGCAACAGTGCAGTAAGGTTTTACAAGAGCCATTTATTTTGGTTACTTGCTATCTTTTTTAGCAGGAGAAGGTGCTTTTTTCTTTGGTGCTTCCTTCTTTTCTTCCTCAGGTGTATAAAACTTAACCTTATACTGTCTGATTGAAGGATCAGTACTGCTTGTTGATTCAATTACTAATGTTTCGCTACCTTCTTTGTCAGCGTTGTCTGATAGAAACTTCTCTAAATCTTTTTCTGATATGCTCATTTTGTCCAAAAGGGTTTTGCTTGTTTGTTCATGTAAAATTTTGATCCACACTTTTGCTTTAGTGACGCCATGTAGTCACCAAGCTCTTTGTTGTTTTTGTCTTTGATGTTTTTGAGTGCGTTGGTTTTGACTCCGTCTGGCAGAGGCATGCTTTCAATCCATCTCTTTGCTGTGGCTTGATTCATTTATTTGGCTTGTTTTTTTGCAACCTTCTTAGGGGCAGCTTTCTTTGCGACTGCTTTCTTTTTAGGCTCAATTAGCTTCCAGTCTTTGCTTTTCTTGCGCTCGTATTCTTCTTTCAAAACACTGTAGGTTTTGTTTTTTTCTGGCACCGCCCAAATCATTCCTAATGTTTCTTCAGTTTTCGGTCCAACGTACTCTATTTTTACTAAGTCTTTAGCCATGGTGTCTCAATTTATTTGTGATAATGCTTATCGTCAATATAAAAAAAGGGAGAGCATTTCTGCTCCCCCTCCGTGAATTGTTGTTTTTTCCGATTGGTTATTAGCCAATGTTGTATCCCCAAACAACTGAGCTGATGTCAGCACTTGGAGTTTCAAGAGGCTGGAAGTCTCTGCGGAAACTAGCTACAACTTTGTTACTCTGAGTAGTGATGTCACGGTCAGTCTCGACTGTGAAGTCTCTTCTCACACCAACTACGAAGCTAGGCTTGTGGACGATTACCACTTGACCTTTGCTGTTGTTGGAAGCAGTTGAGTTGTTCAATCCGTCAGTGTGTGCATCCTTAAGCTGTGATGATGGAATTACATCCATGCCGAACAACTTAGGTGCGAATCCTGTGAAGATTGATGCGTTTGGACCTTGCTTATCAAGAGTCTCAAGCTGATCGAATGATACGATATCGTTGTATGCTTCTGGACCAGCGATGACGATTGTCTCACTTGGGCGCATTCCGTAGATACCCATCTTCTTTCTGAGGCTGATGATGTCAGCGATTCCCAATGCACTACCGATTGAAGCCTTAAGTGCAGTGACGTTGGCGAGTTTTCTCAATCCGTTGCAGATTGCAACTGCGTTTGCAGTATTCCAATCGTTATCCCAACCAGAACCAGATGTGGCACCGTTGATGATAGCATCTTCGAATGACTCAGCTGCAGCAGCACCGAGCTGACTTGTTACCATTGGAAGAACAGCAAGAATTGAATCTTCGTCCAACTCGTATGAGTACTGAACGTAAGAAAGCAACTTCTCAGCATCAAGAGTTACTGATGCAGTAGCTTGCTGTGTATCAGCTGTGGCAGTAGCATTCTCTGAAGTTACCCTTGTAAACTTAGGTCTTGCAGTAGCTACTGGTAGCTTGAATGGATCTGAAGGCATTGTGACCTCTTGTGAAGCAAAAGCTGCTGCTACTGCTGACTCAAGATATAATCTCTCCTGTAAAACAGAAGAAAGGTCAGTTGGTACAAGCTCTGCACCTGCGCCAGAGGCTACAGATGTAAGATCCTTGCGTCCTTCACGGATAGCAGCGATGCGTCTGTCACCAGCCATCTTTGCATCATGTAGTAAGCTCTCAGGAATATCTTCGTCCTGTGCTTTACCGCTCATGATGTTAAAGAGCTGCTTCTGATTGACAGGAAGATTGCCTTTCCTGTCCCCTAATGGAATGGATACTTTAGCCGCATCCGAGGCGTCATGTTTCATTTTTGTTTCTCCCTGTATATTTTGGATTGTTGTTGTAATAAGATTCTTAACGGATTCTTCGTCAAGACCCTTGGATTTTTCGTTGATTTGCTCAGCTACAATGTCCTTAACTTTTTCTGCAGTTAATGACTTTGCGTTCTCTTCAGAAACTTTCTTAGAAACTTCAGCAGCAATATCTTCAACAGAAACTGCTTTTTCAGCAACTTCTGATATAGCTTCTTTGATTTCCTCGTTTGCTTCTTTGACTGAATCAGTCACGAGTGCCTTCGCTTCATCTTCTGTAAGAGCCTCAGCTTCTTCTTCGGTAGCAGGAGTTTCTTCCTCAGGCTCCTCTTCGGATCCTTTAGTGTCAGCCTCCAACGCCTTCAATTCAGCTAGCTCAATGAGTTCAGCTTCAGCAAGATCAGACTTACCGAGCAACTCCTCTAAACGCTTTATTTGTTCTTCGTTCATATACGATGATTCTAAGGTTAAATGTTGGATTAATGTTTTGTTTATTGAACTACTCCCGAAGTTTTGTCCGTATGATAGTAATAAAACTCAAGCGTTTTAGATCCGCAAGAGAAAAACTCCTTGATTTTGAATAAAATCTATCGTGTTACCTCGAACCTTGCGTCAGGATTCATTGGAATGGCGACCAGTGATATCTCCATCAGGTCTACTTGAGCGATGCCTTTTCCATCTTCCTCGTAGTAGAACATGCCTCCTATGCTTAAAGTTTTTAGATGACCTTCAGCAATAAGTGTTCTGACTGTTGCTAGCTCTGGGGCATTGGACAACTTGCCTTCTACGTACAAGCCCATGTCATCTTCTCTGATTTCTGTATAACTCCCTGCTAGGCTTCTTGTGCTGTTTTCGTGGTCTATCAGCATGACAGGGTTTTTCTTAAACTCACGGATTGTTTCTTTGAAAGCACCTTTTCTTAGGTAATCTCCTATTCTGTCACCCTTAGTGACCTCTTCATTTGTTGATGCGTAACCTTTGAAAACTACGTTTTGGTAGTCTACGATTCTCCCGTCATCGTATATTGGGTCAGTTGGTGCAGCAGTGATATCAACTGTTGCTTTGAATCTTTTCTGGCTTTTGTCCTCTGATTCCTGAGTTACGCATCTTTTTAGAAAACTTGGCTTTAGTGATTTAGTTTTCTCTTCGTACCTTTCCTCTTCGTCATAACCGCTATCCATGTCAGCTTTTCCGAACTCAATTATTATTGAATCTTCTGTTTCTTGAATCATTCGGATATGTTTTGCGTCCCATATCTCAGTAGTTTTCCCTGAGTTGGTGGTGAAAGTTTTCTTTTCTTCTTCATCATCATCTCCATAAGATCCTTTTGGGCTGTCGATTTTGGTTAACGCAGAAAACCTGTGACCTACCTCTACGTCAGTTGGCTCTCCATCTCGGTATAATTGTATTAACGCAGCAGGATCATCTTCTGTTCCATTGATTGTGAAGTCTGTGTTTGGCACATCGATACTTCCGTCTCTCTCAATCTTTACTATTTTGCCGTTTGCTCTACCGCCACTACTATTCCAGCTTACGAAATCACCTACGCTTAATGCATCAGGCGCAGCTTTCTCGTCATTTGACTGCCTTTCTGCCCATTTCATAGCTCTCAGCCTGTTAGACTTTGTAAGATCACCGCCCCATAAAAGCCAAGCAACTTGCCCTGCTGTTGGTCTTTCTGTTTCACCTCTCAGGTATTCATTTGCACTTGGTGAATCTAAATCACTTATATGTCTTGCGAACCAAGCAGCCATTCTTTTAGCTTTATCATCACTGACTTCACCTCTTGCCATGCTTCTGGCTTCTCTTTTAGTTTTGTCAGTCAACCCTCCACCTGCATATTCAAGTAGGTCTAATCCTCTTCTAGCGTTTGCTTGTATGTACGAAGGAACAGAATCTACCTTATTTACTGGTAACGCTTCGATTGTTTTTGATTTCTTTACTCTTAAAAAACTCTTAGGCATATTGTAACTTCCTAGGTTTTTTGTTTTTTGTCAACAGGGCTAAATGCCTAATCTTTGAATCTTGATGCAACGAATGCACCTGTATGGTTTATATGAAACTCAACCATATCGAGATCCTGTACTGGCACATCTTCGATGTTGCAAGTTGGTATGCCATTATATGTTGGAATGTTTGGCTCGATTGCTTGGCATCCAACCACGCTCATATGAGTCAAAATATCTGAGACTTTTGCTGATTCCTTCATGCCTTCGTCAATAGCTCTACCACCCTCTGTTCTGGCTATTGTGTTTAGCCTTGAAGGTATAATGATCCTATTTTCAACAGCTGATTTTACACTTAAAACAACTTCACCCCATGCTATTCCAGTTCTGAATTGCGCAGCTTGAGCTTCGAGAGATTTCTGTATGTGGAAATCTGCCATTCTTTTAGTGGCTCCTTGGATAAGAGTAAGCCCACCCAAAAGTTTTTCATTTCTGCCAGCTAAGTTTGGGTTCACAATGCCATTTGCTTCTCCTAAAACATATCTAGATCTAGTATATGTTCTGTCTATTAGGCTTTGATATATTGATCTAGCCATTTTTTGCAACTCTAATGCCCCTGCGCCAAAAGCTATTGTTGAGGCTTGTTCAAATATAGTGTAAGCCAATGCTATTTCTTCTGGATTCCATTCCTTTGTGAGCATTTTTGCTCTCAATCTGGTTCCGTTACCAATTGCTATAGCAGTTTCCTCAAAAATTTTAGCTTGCTCCTTGAAAACTCTTTTGTAACCACTACCTAAACTACCCATTGCTTCTGCCTTAAGGAGAGCTTGAAGGTTTATCATATCCCTCTGTAAACGGATTCTTTCACGTTTCGTTCCTATGCCCTTCGCCCATTGGGTTGGTGGTCTTCGTTGGGTTATGCTTCTTAGGAAATTACTTTTGGTAGCCTTTCTTATAGGCTGTGAATCTATTATTATTTGTCCCATTAGTTTTGAGGGTCGACTTTCCTTAATGTTAATAGTCTTTCTTCTAACTCGCCATTCGACTCAGTTGCTATTTCATCTGCTAGTCTGTCAGGGTTGCCACCTGCTGTTTCGACTTGGTTTTCTAGAAGCTCTGAAGGAACGTCACCAAATGAATTAGCTAGACCCACCATCTCTAATGGGATCAACTGAGTGTTGATGTAGTAACCATCCAGAAGAGGGTTGTCGACTTTTGGAAGTCCAGCTAAATCTCTTATTTGATTAGGTGTAATAATGCCTTTGTCTAAAAGTGGCAGATACTCTCTCACAACCGCTTCTCCGTCGACCAAACCGCTGACATGAAAATCTAGTTTGTAGTTGCCGTCGTAATTTTTGACTAGCTCCCTGTTGAGTTTTCTAAAGAAACTTAAAGCTAGAGGGTAACAAGTATACTTTTTGAAATTTATGTAATCTTGTCTAGAGGTTGCATAGTTTGCAGCTTTATCTATCCCTGCTATCGATAGCGGTACACCATGATTGAGGAATATTTGCTGTACATTTTGTTTGTCTTTTTCCAGAGCTTGCATTTGCTCTGATGTTAGCCCGAGCTTTATGTAATTCCACTTACCTGTCAGCCAAGCTATTTTTCCTAGGTTTTTCTTGCCTGTGTACTGGTTGCTCCATATTGCTTTTACTCTTTCCCATTCCGCCTCGTCACCTTCAAACTCTTCATTTACTAGGATTCCTGATGGTAATCCCCCGTTCTTTAGGAAGTTATTGTTGAGGGTGTCTCTGTTAATGAAATCGTTGTAAAGACTTGCTCCTGCTTGTATGTCTCCTAATCCCCAGTAACTATTTGCTGCATGAGGTCTTTTGAAATGTATGATTTCATCTGGGCTGAATGAAACTTCATCTGATCCTACTTTGTACCTATACCCTGTTATTGAGTTATATTTTGTTTCGTCAGTTTCTATCGAAATTTTGCTCGGTACCAACGGCCATAAAGACTTTGGTTTTTTTGTTATTGGGTTTATTTCGTCTTTGAGTAAGAAAAAATTTCCTGTCAGCTTTATGTGGTGGGTGTATAAATACATTAAATCCTCGAATGTATCTACCGCATTGGGTTGTTCTAATAATTCAACTAAACCACTGCGATCATTGTCAACTGGATCTCCTGTAGATACCCTGATTAGATCGTTTTTGGTTTGCATAATAGCATTGCCAACTATATCGCAAGCTCTGAATGTAGCCCAAACGCTTCCCGAACCTGCCATAAGGTATGATTTGTAGTCATGAAGCCTCTCTCCGTGACTGTTAGACCAAGACTGTCCTATGTTTAAAAAATTATGCTTCTGGTTTCTTATCCCAAAGGCTTTCTTTATGGTATTTATTACTTTACCCATGCTATGCAATTAATAACTGTTTGTTTTTGTATGTCATTTCCCATGCCAAGCTAACTGCATCGACTTGGTCGTCATGCTTACCATCGGGGAATACACTCAATTCGTCAATGAAATCAGCGTTCCATATGCCTTTAGCTACATATACTTTACCGCTATCTATCCTAGACATCCAACTATTAGCTCGAATCATTTTGTTTTCTCTTGGTACCGAGTACTTAACTTGAGTCTTGCCATGTAGAGCCATTTTGATTTCTTCGTAGGCAGTTTTGAATCCACTTACCGCTTCCACGCCTATTCTTGTGCCTTCTCTCTCAGCGTATTCTATGACTTTTTTCTTAACTCCGAACCAGTTTGCTTTGAGTTTTGCCATGTGAGCGATGTAGAAATTACCAGTAGTCCTGTCATATCCAGCCAAACAGCCAGCCGTGAAGTCTGATTTGTCTTTATCCGTGATTGCCAGATCCCATGTCCTTACCAACTCAACAGATTTAGGTATGTCATTTATGTCTATGTATTTGATTCCATCTACATTTGCTACGTTTCCGCCCTTTATTCTTGGGGTGCATCGATACAATGAAGTGTAATCATAAGCACCTATATTAGCTTCGATTCCCTGTATTGCTTTCGTATCCCACCTTTCGGACCATAGTGCTTCTCCTTTTTTTCTGCCTAACTCATCTACATTCTTTTCGCAAATCGCAGGTAGCTCTACAAGATCCCACTTTTCATCTTCCTGCCCCATTTCTTTTAGGTGATTGTTGTATTCGTCACTCAATAGCTTTCCTACTAGATCATCTACGTGCCAACGGGTCATTATCAAAACGACAGCACCATGTCTTGATAAACGAGTAAAAGCTGTTGAGGTGAACCACTCCCATATTCTGTCACGAACTAGTTTGCTTTCTGCTTCTTGCCTATTTTTATGAGGGTCATCGATTATTAGCAAATCTGCACCCAAACCTGTCATGCCTCCTCCTACAGTTGTTGAGGAATAAGAACCGCCTTGCATAAATCCCCATGTATTTTTGCTCTGCAACTTGGGGTTGGGTATAGCTTTAGGGAATATCTTACTGAAAGCTACACTTTTACATCTATCTCTTGCCTCTCTACTGTGCTTTAGCGAAAGGGCATCTCCATACGAAGACATAATTACGCTTCGTGTAGGGTCTTTTCCTAAAAACCAAGCAGGGAATTCGATTCCTGCTATCCTGCTTTTACCATGTCGAGGGGGCATGGTAATGATAAGTCTTTTTATTTCTCCAGATTCAACTTTTTCTAGTTTGTTTGCTAGATATCTATGCACATCAGATGGCTCATATCGAGCATCCGTATAACACAAAAAAGCCAGAAAACTTTTACTCGACAGTAGGGGGAGAACTGCTCTCTTTTCCCCCATTTTCATGTCTGCTATCTTCATTTCCTGTTATTTTGTTTAATAATGCGTCAACATCCTCTTCGCTGAGTCTTTTCTCTTCCTCATCTACAGCTATAATTTCTTGCTGATCTTTCTGATTTAGTATCTGCTTGCCTAGCCATATTAACATCGCTGCTGATCCACTTTGAGCTGCTTTGAACTGCATTGTTCTCATGCGCATTTTGCCTTCTGCCCTGCCTTTACTTAGCTGTTCTTTGCAATGTCGGTATATCGTATCTCTACTGCATCCTATTATGTCAGCTATTTCGTCGACCGAGCAATGCAATGCAGCAAGTTTTCTCACCTGATCCCCGTCTATTTCTATTCTTGGTCTAGCCATCTCCTATAAGTTATACCCACTGTCAATACGAAGCAAGTTTATCAATCAAATCTCGTATTAAAGGTGTCTCAGATGTAACTATTCCATCTGATGCAGCAGAAACTATTTCTCTTTTCTTTTCGATTAGTTTGTAGATGTCTTCATCTATAGTGTCCTTGCCGAGCATATAGTAAGCTGTTACTGCATTTTTTTGTCCTATTCTATGCGTTCTGTCTTCTGCTTGGTCATGTATTGCAGGAGTCCAACCTTGCTCGAAAAACAAAACGCTACGAGAAGCTGTCATTGTAAATCCAACTCCTCCTGCTCCCAATGAGCAAACAATGATTTTTATCTTTGGGTTCTTTTGAAACTTATCGACATTCGCTTGCCTTTCTTCTGCTTCCATGTGAGACATGATTGCTACCCCTTGCTTTTGAAACTTGGTGTATATCGCTTCTTGGGCTTCAATGTGATCGCAAAACACTACGAGTTTTTCTCCTGAGTCCAGAAAGTCAGTGATCCATTCCGTAGCAGCTTTTAGTTTTCCCTGCATGGATTTTATCTTGAGCTTGTTGATAAGTAGAACTGCTTCTGAGTTTTCTATGAACGCTTCTCTCTCGGTGAGTTTTGCTCTAAATATGTTCTCGATTTTTTTAGGGTTTGTTGTTTGCAGCTTTTTTGCTTTAGGAAACGTCTCTTGCCAAAAATCAAACACCTCATCTGTATTGTTTTCTAGGTTTATTTCTCCTAGTTTTTCTAATACATCTTTACTGTATTGATTTGCCTTTTCTCTTAGGATTTCTAAATCTTTCCTGACTGATTTTCTAGATGTCTCGTATTCTTTTCTGTTTGTTATCTCTACTTCTACAATGCTTCTTTGCTTGTTCGGGAGTTCTTTTAACACATCTTTTTTGAATCTTCTGATGTAACATAACTTTCGCAATCTCTCGTTTAATTCTGGAAGATTACTTGCCCCGTTTATGTTTAATCCGAACCTTTCTTTTTTTGCGTCGCAGTACCTCTCGGTGAAATGCTTCCAACCTCCTAACTCATTCAGCCTGTTTATTATTTGCAGTTGGGTAATAAACTCCGCAGGTCTATTTACTATAGGAGTTCCGCTTAACAGGTATATTTCTGGTATATTCTTGGCTATTTTCTTTATAGATTTGGTTCTTTGAGCTTTTGCGTTTTTTATGTAGTGGCTTTCATCGCAAACGAGTGATGACCAAGCTGTTGATTTCGATATTAGTTGCTCATGTTTTACAACTTGCGAGTATGGAACCACTGTAATATCTGCATATTCTTCTGGGTTATCTGTAACTGTTTTGCCCACTGCCCATTTTTTTGCTTCTCTTAACCAGTTCAGCTTTAGTGATACAGGGCAAATGATCAAACATGGGAATGATTTATTGTGAGTGACGGCAGCAATAGCTTGGATTGTTTTTCCTAAACCCATTTCGTCACCGAGTATTACCCTTTTTTTGGCAGTCATGTAACTTACACCTGCCTTCTGGAAGGGTCTCAGATCGCCACCAAGCCCTTCTACCTCAATGTCGCTGTCACCTGCAAGGGAATCCACGAAAGACTCTTCATCTTCTTTTTTCTGGGTAGATAGGCTTTCGTATATTGTGCTTAAATAATTACGTACGTTTATGTGTAACTTGAACTCGCCATCATTCAAGAATTTTTCCAACTGATCTAGGGCAAGCTCATTTACTTTTCCATACTTTTTTACTGATACTATCCAACATCTTTTAGTAGGATCGTATCTTCTGTAACCTTGGGGTAGTTTTTTGACCTGCTCTATTAGGTCTACGTTGTAATTGAAAGCCAGTACGAATTCTGTGTTTTGCAAAAAACAAAGATTACTCATTTATCGTTATTTTTATATATGTCCAGTTCACTTTCACTCAGGTCTTGGTTTTGATCTTTTCCTGACATAATGTTTAGTAGCTGTTTTTGATAGACTGTTAGTTCTGGTTTTTTTCTGTCACTTGAAACTGAAAAAAATCGCAGTATCAAAACTACTAAAACAACCCATACTATAAATCCTATTATTATCATTGGTCTGAATACAATCTGTCGAAGATGTTTAGCTGTTCATCTTTTTTTGTTTCTTCTTGCTCCTCCGAATCATCCTTCCAGTAAAAAGATATTAAGTCGAAGACCTGACCTTTTACTATTTTTGACTTTATTCCCCTAGCTGTGACAAAACCTTTCTTTAGGTTTTCGTGGCTTATTGTCATGGTGCTTTCGATTTCTCCTTCGCTATTTATGTATTGGAACTTCAATCCATAGCCCTTCTTTTTTACTTCATCGAAAACATAGCTCCTGACTTCAGCCATATTGTTGTATCGCTTCTTTAATTTTATCGTTTTGTTCATTTTTTTTTGGGTAGCAGGGGAGGCAAGTTAACTCCATTGATCTCTTGCCTCCCCCTAATTCTACGCTCCTCAGTCTAAGGCACTTAAACCCCCATTTATCGTATAGCCTTAGACACGTAGAAAATTAGTCACTCCATGCTGATTGTGGTAGTTCCATTACTTCTCCTCCTATTTCTGTAAGTTCGACCGCTCTATCGTATGAATCTTCATCATGTGCGAGTCTAGTGACACTGTTGGCAACTCCCCATTGGGAATAATCACCATCTTCACATAGGAATCGTAGCATGCTTTTGCTTTCATCTTTTGTAAGCCTAAACCTATCTGATGTTATTTCCACTGCTTTTGCAGGCTCCGCCACCTCGATTTTTGCCTTCTCTCTATAAGAGTTGATGATGGTTTGAAACTTGGCTTCTTCCATTGTGGCTTTTACCACATCTTGAACTTGAGCCCAGAATGCCTTATCAGTTTTCTCTTTTGTATCGTCCGACATTAGCTCATATGCGATGTCGCTACTTGCTAGGCTCTTGCCTACGTGATACTTCCTGACTCCGCTATCAGCTACAGTCATTCCGTTCATACAAGCTAATCTCTCTATCCATGGGTAAACTTTAAGGGAAGAAAGTCCGACCTCTGAGTTTCTTATTGAGATTCCTGCTCTCACTACATCGCCTTCTGTTATTTCCGCCTCAATGTCTGGAAAACAGGCGTGAAAATAAAAGTAGTTGTCAGTCAAGTTGCACGACTTGATGTCTGCACCCCTGTCAGTTACCAATGGAACCAACTGATCGATCAAATCGCAGTTGTCCAAGGGTCTATATTTTTTGCTTAAAAAAGCTCTGGCGGTATTGCTTTGATCTTCTGCACCTATGCTTTGATAGTCAAAAGTTCTTACCATTTGGTCTTGAGGTTCAGTGTGCAGCCACCAGTTCACGTTCTGTGCTAGAAGAGATGATGAGTTCTCTCTTAGCTTGTCATAGTATTTTACTGGTATTCCTAGTGTTGAGCCTATTTGTCTATGGCAAGTCTGGGTTACATTGAAATCCAAATCGAGGTCACCTCCATTGATTTCTAGTGTTTCTCCATCAGCTTTTAGTCTGATACATTTCGAGTTGGCGATAAAGTCTCTCTTCGCCTCCTTTTGTTGTAAAACTCTTTTAGCAAGAGTGTTTATGTCTATTCCTTTGTTCATTTCGTTTAGTGTTAAGTTCAGAGGATTACATTTCACCTTTCGCAAAAGAATGAATCTGTATCCCCGATATGTTATTTTCGCCCAATCAATTAATTATGTCAATACATTAATATTATGATTTTGCAAATCTTAGTAAATTCCTGATCCTTTGTTTAATACTTTGTGACCGAGTGTTTCGATCTGTTCATCTACTGTAGATCTTGCGTTGAAATACAAGTCATCGCCATCGGTGAAAGAGTTGCATTCTATGCCTTTTGTTATCAATGCCCACACGAGATCTGATACGGATACGTCTTGCCTCATTGCTTGTTCTTTTATATAAGTCTTCTGGCTAGGTGTTATGAGAGCCGTCACTGCTTCTAACTCTTCTGATCTTTTTAGTTCTCTTACAGTTCCGTTTTTTGTTTGGATGTATTTTTTCATAGTTTTTTTATGCACAGGTTTTTAATTGGTGAGGTGTTTTGAAATCGCACAAAAACTTGCCATCAGTAATCAGGCTGTAGTTTGTCCACTCGCTTTTGAATACGAATCTGACTATTCTCTTTTCGCCAGTATCTGGGTAAAGGAATTCGCATTTGAAAGTTAAAAGGCAGCCATTTTCTCCATAGGATCTGTACATCATGCTACCATGTTTCACGATGAACCTTTTATTGTTAAACATATGCGAACGTACTTCGTCAGCAGTGCGATCGGCAAAAAATTTATTCATGCCTTTTGCCATTAGCTTGCTTTTGACAGCGTGGAAGATTTCAGTTGAATCAGTTTTTTTCATAGTTTTGTTTTTTTGTTTTTTGCATTAAAAAGGGAAGGGTATCTCTACCCCTCCCTGAAATTTTAGTGAACGTACATAGTTCCGAATGAGCCATCGTCAACAAAGTTGAATTGAACCATGTGACCGACAACTGATCGAACGATAGCCTCACCGCTCTTTGCCTCGACGCCTTGGATGTCTTGCTCAAATCTAGCAACACCTTCCAATCCGTTAGCTTCTCTGAACTCCAACCACTCTCTAGCAACTGGATCCAAGTTGTCCAAAACACTTTGTCTACTGACGCTTTGTCTTACGGCTTGTATTCTATCTCCTTGTCTCATAATACATTAATATTAACATAGACGGGCAACATAGCAAACTATTTGTAAAGTTTTTTCGCACTGCATATATAGTGTTTATAAGTTTTCTATAACTTTTTTTGCCGAAACCACTCTTGAACTTCCGATTTTCGGGCTTTTGTATGATGCCATTTTTTCTAGGTTTAGCATCTCTGAAATTTTGAAATACTCCTCCTCAGTTGAACAGCATATAACTATTGCTGAATTGTTTTCATCAAACTTTGAAACTATAGGGTACTGTACTTCTTCTTCTTCGACTCCTGCTTCGATAACAGCTTGGTCTATAAATTTTCCTGCTTCATCGTATCCTGTTAAACTTACATCGAACTGTTCATCTAAATCTCCAAGCAGTGCTTTGACTAAACCTTTGTCTGATTGTGAAAGCTCTGAAAGTTTATTGTCAGCAAGTAAGTCGGCAGTTTCTTCATCTTTGTTTTTATAATCTTGATAATCGACAGGTACTTCTTTGAATCCTGCCATCCTTGCAGCTGATAACCTCCCGTGACCTTTTACAACATAACCGCTTAGATTTGAAACTACGATTGGTGACCTCCATCCAGTCGTTTGTAAAATTTTAGCGAGTAGCTTTAGTTGAGACTTTGGGTGTACGTTTGGGTTTTTTGGGTTGGGTTTTAGTTTGTTGGTTTCAACCAGTTTGTCGTAATTGCAATGTACCTTCATTTTATATATTCATTTTGTTTAGTTCTCCTGCCTTTGTTCTGGTGATTGCATTTTTGCCAAATGCTAATTCTAGCTCTGTCCATTGCTCGCTAGTAATCGTTGGATGCACTGTTTGTTTCATCTTGAAGTTGAACCTTTTATCTATCCAACAAATCTTGTGATGGTGTGCATTCATTCCTGTTATCCAATGTCCTTCTAACCAATCCTTTTGGAATATTATTCTATTGCTTTTGTGTATGCCGAAACAAGTTGAAGGTATGTATCCTGTCAAAGATATAGGTTTGAACGGGTCGTAATCTGAAGTTTTGTAACTTTCTGCAAATCCAAACATCTTGCAGTCAGACATATTAGAAGCGTAACAGCTGAACTTTAGTATATCTTCTATTTCTTCTCCTGATGTTATTTTAGTTTCTTGCCCATCTTTACCTACGTATGTTCTCCTCAAGCATGAAAGGTTGTCATCAATCATCACTAGCCAATCTTCATCGACTTGTTCTCTTATCCAGTTTCTTGCTTTATGCTTAGATATTGGCTTTTCGATTAGTGAATCATACGGAGTGGTTAGCTCATCTGGTATTAGCAGTAGTCTTTTAGGGTCAATAGTTTTGGCGTATTCTTTAGATTGGCTTTCTGGAATAGCAACTAAACAGTTTTTTAGTACATTTGGAGTTGTTGCCTTACCTGCCCTATCAATGCTTAAAGTTACTATTTGCATTAAGTTTCTCCGATTGTGTATTTGCTTTCCTCATTTGCTCTATAGTCATTGCATTGCCCTTTTTTGGAGCTTTTTTGAGAGTCTTATCTTTGAGCCTCAACTCAGCGTTTCCTGTAGTTTTCCGTATATACATTGTGCAGTAATCTGGGAACTTGTCAGCAATGATTTTTATTGAGTCGTGAACGTATTCTTTAGTTCTTATTTCCTGTAGACCCCCAACTTCCTTGTAGTAATTCGATTTTACAGTTATGTCATCTAGCCTTACTACCGCACCATTCTTTATATACTGTCGTATGCTGTACTCGTAATCCTCTCCATGATTTGTTATTCTTTCTAAGAATGTATCTTTTTCGCATATAACTCCGAAGGTTGAAGCTATTATGTAGCATAGTTTTGTGTAAACTCTATGGCTCATGAAGAAAGGATTTGAAGAGGCGTATATTCCAAATGTTTTAGCATTGTTTTTTTGGCACTCCTCGAACCCTCTAATTATTAACTCTTCCTCAAGATTGTCTACTGGCACCAACTTTTTGCCTTCTTTTCTCTGAACTTCTTCGATGTCATCATCAAACATCATTAAACAGGTTCCTTCATCGTAATATTTCTCGATGAAATTTCTTTGCTTGCCTATCGTTGGAACACCTCGAACTATTTCTATACCTTTTGAGTAATCGTTACCATCCAAAGACTTTCTGTATTTTTCGTATTCACCCTCTTCTTGATCGTTTACAAAAACTTGTATTTTTCTAGCATCTATCCCATGCCTTTCTAGTACACTTAGAGTTTTACTCTGTATTGTTTTTTCTCTTTTGTATGATGGTATTGCGATTTTGTAATCGATTGAACTGCTCATTTTTTGTTTATTTCTGTTATAGTCCTGCTGTTTCTCATGTTTTCTATTTCATCCTCATAAGGCTCACATGACCACATATTTTTCAGAGAATAGTAAACTATTGTGTATCTTTTGGCTTTATTTGAAAGTTTTTTGATACTTGTTACTCCATGCATCAAACCTTGCCCGTCGAACAATATCAGGCTTCCGTCACCAGTTTTGAACTTTAAATCTATTTCTGGGACACAGAGATGACCGCCATCAATATCTTTTTTGAAAGCAAACATTGCTGACCAAACTTTGGGGTAGTTGCCACTGTCAAAATGATACATTAGTGGGTTGTTTTCGTTAACTATGCCACTCGTAAACATTGACGTTCCTAGCCTATATTCTGGCAACACGTAGTTGTCAGTCATGTATTGGTGCTTGTCTGCCTGTACTGGTGCGTACCTTCTATAATAGGAAGCAGCAATCTCAGCACAGTTGATTATTTCTTCATGTTCTTTTGGTGATTCTTCTGCCAAAGAAGTAGCTTTGCATGGTGCGTTGCGAATCATGTTTCTTGGCGAGTAACCAAATATTCGTGAAGTTGTTACAAGACCGCTAGTCCTTGTGCTTGTTGGGATGTTTATTGAATCACAAGCATCTAACAAACCTTTTGAATCGACGTTCTTTAGGTAAACTAAGGCAGGCTCTTCCTGACCTTTTAAAGTTATTACTGTATCCTCATCGACTAACTCCGAACAATCTTCTTCTTCAGCTTTTCGATGATTGTAACTTTGAAAATTTAGAACCCTTTTTTCTAAAGTCCTATATCTCATATCCTGCTGAAATCAGTAAATGGTTAACAGCTTCAGTGTTACTTCCCAAATCATTTTTTTGTGAGTAATCGTGAAGTGACTCTATCACTTTTGTGTATTCCTCTGATCCGTAAATCAATATGATTTGCCTTATTGAACTTGACTCATATTCATCTGAGGATTCGTTTGCTGTAGGTTTGCTTTCTTTGGGTTTGATTTCTTCCTGCTCCTCCTCCTCGATTGGTTCTAGTATTGAATCGATTAACTCTTCGTTGAATCCTAGTATATCTAGATCGTAATCCTCTTCACTGAGGTTCGCCACTTCTGACTTGAGTATATCAAAATCCCAATCACTGTTTTCTGCTATTTTGTTATCAGCTATTACGTATGCTTTTTTCTGTTTTTCAGTGAGACCTGTAAGCCTAATGCATGGCACCTTCTCCATTTCTAAACTCAAAGCACCCATTAGCCTTCCGTGACCTGCTATTATTTCATTGTCATCATCGACTAATATTGGGTTTGTGAAGCCAAACTCCTTAATGCTTTGGGCTATCTGCTGAACTTGTTTATCACTATGAGTCCTGCTGTTGTTTTGATATTGTTTAAGTTCGGATGTATTTATTTGTTCTATTTTCATTGTATCGTTTTAGTACTTCTACACATACCTTTAAATAATATTTATGCAACTTTTCCTCTTTTGAGGGTTTTTGCTTTCTCCATGCTGAACCGCCTCCGTTCCATATTCTGCACAAATCTCTAGTATTTGCCTTACGACCTTGCGTTTTGTATATGTGATTACTGTAATGGGTTAGGACAGCAAACGCCATATCGATTGATTTAGTGCGATTAAAAGCATCTCTATGGGTGTAACTGTTGCCTGTTATTCTGTTGTAGTCATCGACCATAGTTTTGTGGATTTGTAAACATCCATAGGCTCTACCATTATCGCCAATAGCATTGTCATCTCCACCGCTTTCGATTGTTATTAATATTTGGATTAGTTGTAATATTGTTAGTTTCATTTCGTTTCGTGTTATTAGTTAAGATCGTGTCATATCTTTTTTTGTCAATACATTAATACATTGTACTTTTGCCTTACTTGTAAACCTTAGTTTAAAGAGTAAGTTATCCTAGTTGTAGAATATTATGGAGACACCTGAATGGACTATTAAAAAAACCGCAAAGAACGCATTTATGATTTATGTGGATTTTAATCAGGGTGCAATATCGAAAGATTTAAGTTTTAAATGCTTACTTTCTTTTGATAGGCATCACGATAATCCTAAATCAGATCAAAGCCTAGAAATCAAACATCTTGAAGAGGTTAAGAAACTTAATACTTTCTGTTTGGATGGTGGTGATTTGTTTTGCGCTATGCAAGGTAAATACGACAGAAGATCTAGCAAGTCTGACGTTCGACCCGAACATCAGAATGGGGAGTACCTTGATTCTTTGGTGAACACCGCAGCAGATTTCTTTGAGCCTTATGCTGAAGTTATGCCAGTCTTTGGATTAGGCAATCACGAAACTGCCATCTTGAAAGCTCACGAAACTAACCTGACTGATCGTTTGGTGCATTGCCTTCGTGAAAGGACTGGGGCTAGTTGTCACATGGGTGGGTATTCTACTTGGGTTAAAATTTGCTTTCGATTCGTTGGTAAAGATGGGAAAAAAACTACTAGGGCATCCAAAACACTGTGGCTTTTTCACGGATCTGGAGGAGATGCTCCAATGTCTTTTGGTACTCTTAACGTCAAAAGGCAGGCTTCGATTATACCTGATGCTGATGTGATTGCTACTGGTCACAGTCACAATGAGTTCACTGTTCCTCTCCCTAGGGCTAGGCTCAGTAGTAGGGGTGTTCCATATCTTGATGAGCAATTGCATGTCAAAGTTCCAACATACAAAGAGGAGTATCAAAAAGGCATTAAGGGTTGGCACGTTGAAAGGGGCGCACCGCCTAAACCTGTTGGAGCTACTTGGTTAGTCTTTAAGGCTTTTCACCCAGAGATTGAGGGTCAAGTGGCTACTCCGTTTGATTTATATTGCGACACTGAGAGAGCGAAATGAATCACCCTCCCAGTTTTTATATTTGTTTATGTTTGATGTCTGGCGTATTCGCTTGGATATGGACAATTTTTCACGGAATGGATCTATTCGGGTTTTGCCTTTCGATCCTATCCGTTAGTTGTTTTTTTCAAGCTCGTTCGTACTGAAGCAACCTCTTGGCGAAAGGTTTTTCCAAGTGCCAGAACTGTGGTGAAAGTTTCAATGAACCTGCTTTTCTTCTCTCCTTCAAAAGAGCGCAAAACTTTTCAGCCTCACTCCACTTGTTGAAACGCTTAAAGTGATATATTTCATAATGCTCCATATCGGATGGCTCACCCGAAATGAAAATGACTCTCCATTGCTGTTTAACTTCTCCATCAAATAGCTCTGGCATTCTTTCGTACTCTTCTGCTGTTTCCTCAGTTAGCGGATCGTTTCCATCTCCTTCTCTCCAGTAGTACTCCGCATCGACAACGAAGTCTCCTTGTCTTTTGCTTACACCCATTGGGGTCATGCTTTTGAAATATGATTCCATGCTTGGTAATTTTAATGTCATTTTGGTTTGTGGTTGGTTGTTGTGGTTGGTTGTTAAATTTTAATATTGATTCGCTACTATTTGAATATCGTCGAACCCTACTCGCCAAGAGTTCTTCTCCGTATGGAACATGATGAATATGTCTTCTTCATCATGGTGCGTTATTCTGACTACTTCTTCTGCTTGGTGTTGTGTGAAGAATACTTTATCTCCGACACGTATGGTTCTGGCTTCAACTGTTCTCATCTCGTATAAGGTGTTTGTATAAATCTTTTAATGTTAAGAAAACTTCCGCATTCGGGAATCCATCTTCTTGCGCCCACACGCCATGCTCTGTGATCTCCTCAACAAAGCATGGTATGTTTCCGCCCATGAAAACTGTATCCCCTTCTTGGATATCTGACAGGTCGTGTATTTCTATTTCCATTTTTGCACTGGGGTTCTTGTTTTATCTTGTACGCAACCTCTGCCGTCTTTTGTGTACCTCATTGGAGTTTTTAAATACTGTCTGAAGCCTTCGACGAGATGCCTTAAACTGTGTTCGTGAATTACTCCGCTATGTTTGCAAGGGGAGGCGTAAGGATATTTTAAACTTAGCCAGATCCCGTCATCTCCTTCATCCCAAATTTCTTCAACATCAGGGTGTCTGGCTATTTCATTCAGCGACTTATATATAGTTTTGTTTTTCTCGCTCATGACTACTCTCCTTGAACTGGCTTTAATCTTTTTGCTAATGTCTTCCCTAATACATTCATACAACGCCACTCATAATAAGTGCAAGAGTGGTACATCCGCTCTAATATATTGGTCATCCTGTTCCTTAATGCATTTAACCCTTCGGGGCTAATGCGCATAATAAAGTGAGTTCTTTTTTTCTCACAATTATCTAACGCTTTTTGCTCTTCATTAGTGCAAGTCTCAATCCACTGTTTTAGTGTATGGTATTGCAGATTCGTTAATTCTAATTTTATTTTTTCGCTCATGACTATTCTCCTAAAAGTTCCCATGTATTGTTACCATGCTTGGCAAGGTACGCTTTAAGATCTCTGTTAATTATGATCTCTTCATTTGAGTCACCCCACTCAATCAAGAAGTTCATAGTTTCAATTTTGTATGAATATAAGAATGCCTCTCGAGCAAGCTCTTTGCACTCTGTTATTGTTTTGTGGATTTTATTTGTAAGCATGATTTAATTATATACATTGTTGTCCGTCTGTCAAAAAAAAGTTTAAACTATTTGGGACTGATATAATAGTGTTATCCGTAGTGGGAAGAAATATTTTCTAAAAAATCTATCAGGATTACGCCATTTGTGCGTATTTCTTCAGCTTCGTCCCACCTAATGCTTTTTCTAGGCTGTGTGCCTCTTTTCATTAAAAGAGTTTTTTGTATCTGCTTTATGCCAACGAACTTCCAATGTAGCTCATGCTCCCATATTACACCGACTGCTCCACCTCCATCATGCCAGCAGGACAAAGCATTTACTTGTGGGATCGTTAACCCTCCTGATTTGCACATTATTGGGAGTCTGGGTTCCTTTGTGCTTTTGGCTTCTATGAATAAAGCTCTACCGCCTCCCGTAGTCCAGACGCCAACAAAATCAGGGAAAGGATTTTTGAGAAGTGTAGTAACTACCCTGCCGTTAACATTAATAGTTCTACTTGGCGGATCGCACTTTCTTAGAACTAGCTTTCCTTGCATTTCATACAAGTGAGCAGTCTGCGATATTCGATTCTCTAAATCTTTCCCTGTGTTGCTGTTGTTTCGCCTTCTTTTCAATTAGTCGGGCAGAACTTCAGCATCTTGTGGTCCATCTGCTTCAGGCTTTTTAGGCTCTGGTGGGTTTGGGTCTAACAGATAGAACTTTCTTAAAGATCTTTGGTAAGTTTCATCTGTATTTGCTGCACCTATCCCTAGTCTTTGTATGCCCAAAGTTAGCAATTCAGCTAGCAGATTCCACTCTTCTTTTGTTAATTCTGGTTTTTCGTTTTCTGTCATGTGGGTAGTCTATGTAGGAATCTAATTATATCAAGACATTTATTACAATGCCGTTGAAGTAACTGAGCCGTCATTTGCTACAGTGATTTTGTACCTAGTGCCGTTTGGCGAGTTTAATATTAGCCCATCCCCGTCGGTAAGTATTTCTATGTCTTTCTTAACATTCATTACACCTGCGGAAGACAGTGTCATGCCAACAACGTTATCTGCAGTGTTAGAAAATTGAAACCCGTTTCCTGACACGCCAGTTGTTGCCCACCATGTCCCTCCGTAATTACGGAACTGTCCTGAGCTTGCAGTGTAAACATTGCCTGATGATAATATTCCTGCAGCTGAAAAATAACCTCTTTGAACTCCATCGGTAGAAAACCTTATGGCTTTATTAGCATTGTCCCAGTAAATGCCAGAATCAGTATCATTAGAAAAACTTAATGCAGGATCTGAGACGCTTCCGTCAGGGATTCTTAACCCTTCAGAGAAAACATTTTTAACATCACCACCATCTAGTCTAAAGTATTCAGTGGCACCGCCAGAACCATTGTCATTTTTGAATACCATGTCAGTGTCGGCTTCATCATTTTGGAATACAAAATTTCCTGTGCCATTTGCTAATAAAGCAATAGATCCAGAATGGTGAACACGTAAACCATTCGTAGTACTGGAAATATAAAGGCTTTTGCCAGTATTCATAAAAAAGTCTTTTAAGACTCTCATGTTTCCAGCACTACCATCTAT